GGTCAGGGGCACGCCAACTCGTCAGCCCGCGCGCACCCCGAGGCGCGCCTCGAGATTCTCGAGCCTCTGGCGGAGCGCGAGATGGGCGCGCGCAAGCGCGATGACGGCGGCAAGTGCCGCAGGGCCGTGCGCGACCGAGAGGAAGCCTGGATCGGAGCCGTCCCCGATCGCACCGCCGTCAGCTCCACCCCGCACCGCCTCGGGCGCGGCGCGGGCGAGGCTTTGGGCACTGACGCCGATCTCGCGCCTCGTGCCATTCACACGGCGGAAGGTGCCATGGCGCACCTCGGCGATGCGCGCGACGAAGTCATCGGGCAGCTCCGCCCAGTCGGTCTTCAGCCGCTCGTCCGAGAGCGAGGTGACATCGCCCGAGGCCTGCAGCGACGTCACATGCAGCGCGCCATCGTAGTTGAGGCGCGTCGTCGAGGCGGGCGCGGTCGTGCCGCCATAGAGTTGGCCCGCCGCGCGTGTCGTGCCGTTGTAGAAGAGCGCGCCGGTCGTGGCCGATCCTGCCGAGATGGCGGCGAGCGCGATCGAGCCCGAGGTGGTGACGGTGCCGCTCAGCCCCGTGCCGCCCGAGACCGAGGTGACGGTGCCTGCATTCGCCGTCGCCCCCGCCGCGATGCCATTGAGCTTCGACTTGTCGGCGGCCGAGAGGAACCCCGCGGCCGAGGTCGTGGCGTCAGCATGGCCATGCCCCGCCGCCGCCGCGCCGATCTCGGCGAGCGTCCAGGCGAGATTGGCGCTGCCGTTCAGCGTCCGGGCGGTATCGCCGAGCGTCAGGGTGCGGCCCGTGGTCCAGGTCGCGGCCGAGGCCACGACCTTGGCGCTGTCGGCGGTGTTGTCGACCGACCCGAGCCCGACATCGGCCTTGGCAAGGCTGACCGCGCCCGTCCGGCCCGCGACCGAGGTCACCGCATTGACCTCGGCCCCCGCCGCGATGCCATCGAGCTTCGACTTGTCCCCCGTCGACATGAAGCCCGCATGCGTCGCACTCGCGGTCGAGACGGTGACGGCACTCCCGGTCGAGGAGGTGATGGTCCGGGCGTTGCCCGTGCCACCCTGTCCGAGATCGGTTGCGACATTGACCTGCGCCCCGGCCGCGATGCCATCGAGCTTCGTCTTCTCCGCCGATCCGTTCCACCAGCCGAGGATCGCCTGCCGGACGCGCGCGGCCGTGAAGGCGCGTCGGGTGGTGGCGGTGCCGGCGGCGGCCTCGGCCTCGGCGATGGTCGCGGCGCTCCATTCGCGCGCGTCCGAAAGGCGGGGGTCGGTCGCGTCGAGCTTGGCCTCGAACTCGGCCGCGGCGGCGGTGACGAAGACCCGGCCCTGCCCAGCGAGCGCGATCGCGGCCCCGCCCGCGGAGCTTTCGGAAGGGGCGCGCGTGAGGCTCGGGGGGGAGGCGCCATAGATCCCGAGGCCGATCTCCCAGGCCGGGCCTTCCTCGAGGACATAGCGCAGCGCGTCGCCATCCGCGACCCCCGCGGCAGCGAAGGACTGGAAGCCCTCGACCGCCGCCCCGAGCGCGAGCGTGCCCGTGCCGGTGGTGGGCGTGGTCATCCGCGCGCGGTTGACGAGGCGCGCCATGGATCAGGCGCCCCCGGCGGTCAGGGTGAAGGTCGTGACGCTCACCGACTGGTTCTGCGCGATGTTGGGGTTGTCGAGTTCCATGTCGCCGCCGCCACCGGTGATGGTGATGCTGCCCTGCAGATGGGTGAGCGTGCCGGCGGTGTTCTTGATGCGGAAATGGCCCGCGTTGGTGCCACCCGCGGCGGCGGTGGTGCCGGTTCCGGTCCAGACGCCCTTGATCGTCTTGGTGCCGGTCGCGGCGGTCTCGAGCCAGTCCGCAGGGAGCGCGATCTCGACCAGAAGATTGCCCGCATCGGCTGTCCCCGTGTCGGCGGGCAGCGCGCCCGAGCGGATCTGCAGGATGGGGCTCGTGCCGATCGCGGCCTCGATCGCATCGAGGGCGGCGTTGCGGGCGATATCCGAGAATTGGAACGACATGGCGGGATCTCCTCTCCATGGGGTTGGGTGGGGGGTGACTGAATGATGGGTGTGGTCTGCCGACGACGCCGCGGATCCGTCAGGGCGGATCGGGCCAAAGCGGCGCGCGCGGATCGGCGGTCGACGCGGGCAGGTCGCGTAACGCCTGGCGATGGCGCGCCCAGGCTGCGCGGTCGACCGGCGCGTCGGGGACTTGCGTCCAGTCCGAGGCGGCGAGGCGCGCGTTGCGCGCCATGCGCAGATCGGCCCAGGCGCGCGCGAGCGCCTCGGCCTCGATCTCGGCCTCGGGCTTCGGCACGATCTGCCCCGCGACGACGCGCGCGCGCGTCCCGTCGACCCAGCCCGCGACGACGCCCTCGCCCGGCGCGAGGTTCAGCGCGACGAGTTCGGGGGCGAGCATGGCGCGCCGCGTGATCTCGCCGGTCGCCAGCGCATGGAAGCTCACGCGGATCATCGCTTCAACTCGATGATGAAGAGCGAGGCGCCGACGATGTGGACCTGATCGGCGTCCCCCGTCGTCGGCTCGCAGGTAAAGCTGTAGGTGACGGGCCCGGTCGCGATATGGGTCGTGTCCTGCACGAAGGCGCTGACGTTCAGCCCCGAGACCATCGGGCCCGAGACCCCGTCGATCATGACCCCATCCGCGCGGATGCGCATGTTCATGCGCGCGTATCGGTTCGAGAGGATGAGCCCGCCGGTCAGATGCGTGACATTGGCCTCCGCCATGACCCAGACGGGCGCACCCGACTGCACGATGGCGAGGCTCGCAAGCACCGTCTCGCCCCCGCCGACGCGGTTGATGGTGGTCACCGGCCCCTCGATGAAGCTCGGGAAGGTGACGGCATTGTCGGCGATCTTGGCGGTCGAGACGGCAAGATTGCCGATCTTTGCGGTGGTGATGAGGCCATCGCCGATCTGCGCTGCCGAGGTGATGATCCCGCTCGCCGCGATGAGGCCACCGGTGATGGTGTTGGCCGCGATCCGGTCGCCGGTGATGGTGCCAGCCGCGATCTTGCCCGCATCGATCGCGCCCGCGGCGATGGCGCTTGCCGTCACCGCGCCGGCGGCAATCTTGCCGGCATCGATCGCACCAGCCGCGATCTTTCCCGCCGTCACCGCGCCGGCGGCGAGCTTGCCCGTCGAGACCGCCCCCTCGCCGATCTGGGTGGTGGTGATCTGGCCCGCGATCTTGGCGGCGGCGATCGCCGCGATCTGATCGTCGGCAAGCTGGCCCGTGACGGCGACCGCGGGCACCTCGGCCGTCCATGCGCTGCCGGTCCAGCGATAAAGACGGTTGTCGGCGCGCGAGAAGGCAAGCTGGCCCTGGAAGGCGCCGGACACGGGCAGCGTCGCGACGATCTCGGGCGCGCTCAGCCCCGCATCGGCGAAAAGGCCCCGCACGCCGTTCTCGAAGGCGCTCTCGTCGAGCCAGACGGCGGGCGTCGTCGCATCGAGCCAGCTCGACCAGGCGGTCGGGCGCTCGGCGAGATAGCGCCCCCGCGCCTGATAGGCGGTCGCGGAGAGGAGCCCCTCCGAGACGAGAACCGCGCCCGCGGCCCGATCCGCGACCCCCGCGACGACGACCGCGGCACTCGCGGCAAGGCGGATCTCGTAGCCGACGAGGGCCGCGTCGCGCGCGGCCGTGCCGGTCCAGGCGAGGCGGATCGCGGGGCGTCGATCAAGCCCGAGACCGTCGCGGATCGTCGTGGCGGCGACCGACCAGCCCTCGATCACCTGCGGCGGGCGGGGAGCGAGGCCGGTCGCGGGCACGACCGCCGGCAGATCCTCGGCCGGGGACCAGAGGTAATCGGCCGGGTCGCGCTCGCGCAGAACGACCTCCTGGTTGATGCTGCCGGGCAGGTCGGCGATCTCGACCACCTCGAAGACCTTCGCGCCATAGCTGTTGCGCGCCGAGGTCCAGGCGATGGTGTCGAGCGGCTCGAGCACGAAGGCCTCGGGCGGCAGCACGAGCCGATGCGTCCGGAAGCGCCGCGCGTCCCGGACATAGGCGGCCATCAGTTGCGCGACCTGGCTGAGGTCAGGGCAGGCCGGAAAGCCGATGCTGGTCGACAGGCGCCGCCCGCCGTCCTCGGCCTCCCAGCTCGGGTTGAAGAGGGGCGGGGCCGCGCGTGCCGCCCAGAGGCTCGCGGGCTCGGGATACTCGGCCGCGATGGCATTGACGCTGGCGGCAAGCCCTGGGAAGGAGTCGAGCTCCTGCGGCGCCGAGATCACGATATCCTCATCCGTGATGAAGAGCACGGGTGGGGCCGGGGCGCCGACGCGCAGCCGGAACACCCCGCCCATCTCGCTGAGCTGCCCGAGGCAGGTCTTGGCGATCTCCTCGATCGCCTCGGCCGGTTCCGTCCCGAGCCTGACCTCGAGGCCGGCGACGAAGCTCGGGCGGCTGCCGATCGGCGCGTCGCAGGCGTTCATGGCGGCAAACCAGCTGTCGAGCGGCAGATCCTCGGCCGCCACCGCGCCGCCCCAGATGTCGCCGGATGGGAGCCGGATGCCGCGCAGGATGTTGTAGATCATCACCGCCGGGTTTGCCGAGCGCGCCCAGGTGGCGGGCTCGGCCCAGCGCTGCGCCCCCGCGCCGCCGACGGAAGCATCGAAGCGCGGATCGTAGAGCGCGATCCCGTCGAGCTCGAAGCGGACGGCCGGCAGCGTGTTGAAGACCGCGCGGTTCAGCCGAAAGGTCAGGATCGCATGGGCGGTGCCGGTGCCCACATGCGCCGCCGACCAGGGCCGGTCGGGGTAGCTTGCATATTTTGCGACCAGCATCGGGTCGGCCGTGGTCTGGGTGCCGTCGTAAAACCGGATCCAGGCGTGGTCGGTGTCGCCGACGCGCTGCCCAAGCAGCGGATGGCCGTAATCGGGATGCGCACTGGCCCCGAGGTCGGAATAGCCATCATTGAGGATGACGCGGCGAAGTGCTGCGCCGGGGATGTCGGAGAGCTCGATCACATAGGTCAGGAACCCGTTCGGCGTGCCCGCATCGTCATGGCTCATGGGCGGGCAGACATGGTGGCCGGCGGTGGCGGTGCGCCCCAGGATGAAGGCTTGCGGCTCGGTGCCCCCGGTCGTGGTGACGGCGGTCTGGATACCGCCCTGGCGGATCGTGGGCTTCGGGGCGAGCGCGCGCGCGATGAGCGAGATGCCCGCCGAGATCGCGGTGTTGACGAGAAGCGTGCCGACGAACGAGCCCGCGGCATAGGCCGAGACGACAGAGATCGCCCCGCCCAAGGCACTGCCAAGGGCGGCGATGGCGGCACCGACTGCGGGCATCAGGGGGTTCTCACGGCAAAGGCGCGACGCATCCGGCCGCGGGGGACAAGGCCGAGGCCCGAGGGCGTCAGGCAATAGATCATCTCGCCCGCGACGATGCCGAGGGCCTCGGCCTCGAGGACGGCGAGATCGCCGGGCTGGGCGAAGGCGGGCGGGATCTCGGGCAGGTTGGCGGCGGCAAGGGCGATATGGTCGGCGTGTCCCGCTGCCTCGAGAAGGCGCCGCCCCTGGCGGAGGCTGCGATAGCGCCCGCGCCAGCCCCGCGCGAGGTCTCGGCCGGTGACGATCTTGACCCAGCCCGCCGCGAAGAGCGCGCAGTCGTGGCGCCCCGGCCGGAACGGGCGCGCGCCCGCCGCCGTGGCATGGGCGATGAGCCAGGAAAGCCGGTCCATCAGGCGCGCTCCCGCTTCTCGCCCCACCAGACTTCGACCTCGCCCGCGATGTCGCTGTAGCTGCGGAACGCGTCGCCCGCATTCCGTCGGCGCATCTCGGCGTCGGAGCGCGTCAAGGTCAGCGCCCGGGTCAGCCCCCGCGCGGCGCTCGCGAGCGTGACCGTGGCCTCGCCCGTGCCCCCGACCTCGGGCGTCCGGATCTGCACCGCGTCGATCCAGCCGCGAAACACCCGGATCGGCTCGGCGATCGGCTGATCGGTCTCGAGCGAGAGGAGCGCGCGGTGCACCTCGGCAGGCGCCAGTCGCGCGTCATGACCTCGAAGGAGCTCCGCGACCTCGGGCGTGAGCGGGCTCAGCGCAATTTGCAGCATCCGAACCTCGAGCCCGATGCCGGCCCGGATCGGTTCCACCCCGATCAGACCGCCCGCGCCGTAATAGGTCCGGTTCACCCCGCCGATGGCGATGGTGAGGTGGTCGTCCCCCTGCCAGAGGCCGAGCGCCTCCTGCGCCCCCGTCGCACGATTGCGCGCGACGACATGCACCATGTGGCGGCTCGCCACGCCGGTGCGGGCGGCGAGATAGGTCGCGGAAGCAGGATCGAGGATGCGCATGGGGGTCCTTCTTCGCCTCGTCTTGACGAACGGGCGATCTAATCGTATATACAAGCGCGATGGATCTGGAGTTTGACGCCGAAAATGACGCGGCGAACCGCGTCAAGCACGGCGTCTCACTCGCGGATGCCGTCAGCTTCGAGATGTTGGCCGTTCTCGAGGATGATCGGTTCGATTACGGCGAGCAGCGATATCGGGCCTGGGGCTTGATCGATGGCGTGTTCTTCGCGCTGGCCTTCACGGTCCGAGGCGGGAAGGTCCGCCCGATCAGCCTGCGTCGAGCCCATGCACGGGAGATCAAGCGCTATGTCGCAGACCAGGAAGAAAGCTGACCTTGATAACCCGGAATGGACCAGGGCAGATTTTGCCAAGGCCGGCAGGCCCGATGCCGTGCTGCCCGGCGAGGTTCTGGCGGCGTTCCCACGTACTACCCGGGGGGCGCAGAAGGCGCCGACCAAGGTGCCGATCTCGATCCGCCTCAGCCCTGACGTGGTTGCGCATTATAAGGCGACCGGGCCCGGTTGGCAGACGAGGATCGATGAGGATCTCAAAAAGGCCGCGGGGCTCTGACCCGCGCGAGATGAAGGAGACCATCATGCGCCCGGACGATATCTCGAGCCACGACTTCGAGCAGGATCCCGAACTGACGTTGCGCATGGCAGACGAGTGGCCGGTGGTGATCACCGATGAAGGCCAACCGTCTCACGTCCTGCTCAGTTGGGTCGATTACCACCGCTTGGTCGATGGGCCGCAAAATCTGGTCGCGAAGCTTTGCACTCCGGGGCTTTCGGATATCGACCCTGAGCCTGAGAGGGTCCGCATTGTCCCGCGCGATGTCGACTTCAGCTGATATGCCCAAGGCGGCCCTTGTCATGATCCGACCGCCTCACCTCAGCGTCTGGATGAAGTCGAAACTGGCGCCGCGGCTGAGCGCCTGACGCCCAGCGCCATAGGTCGGATCCGGCAGAAGGCGCGCCTTGCAGGCCGGTCGGATCAGCGAGATCGTGAGCCCTGCGACAGCGCCCGCGCGCAGGTTCGGCACCACCTCGAGCATCGGGGTGAGGCCGCCGCTTGAGGCCGTGCCGCCCACGACGATGCGGTGCAGCGCGTATCGGACTGGGCTCGCGCCATACTGGAAGGACAGCATGTCGCCTGCGGAAAGGACATATCCCGACGGCAGACCGGTGACGCGCAACTCGCGCATGTTCGCGGCGAGGCTGTGGATCGTGGGCGTGGCGGGCCCAAGGATCGCCCCTGTCGGATCGCCGGCGGGGCCGATCTGGCGCGGGTCGTGGCAAAGGAAGGTCGCACCCGGCTGGTCCATCAGGGCGATCAGCGCCTCCATCCCGGCGTGGTGCGGATGGCTGGCCTGGGCGAGCCGGATCGAGCCGGTCCAGAGCGCTGCGCCGAGGCTCGCGCTGATGACAGAGCCATCGCCAAGGCGCGTGTGTTCCTGCGGGTGCGAGAGCCGGAACGTCACCTCCTCGATGCGCAGGGCGCCGAGGAATTGGGCGTGGGTCAGCGGATAGGTCAGCGCCATCAGCCCCTCCGCCGTGGGTCCTGTGCGACGCGCGCGAGGGTGCGCGGCGCGATCAGCCGGTCATAGTGCTGCAGCGCGCCGGAGACGCCCGCATTCACCATCTCTTCGATCTCGCGGTTGCCGCGCGCGCCCTCGACATTGACGGAGATCTCCAGTCGCTGCGGCCCGGCGCCTTGGGTGCCGGCGGCCACGTCGCGGCGCGAGAGTACCCGCTCCCCGCGCTGCAGGATGGTTGGCACCTCGTCGGGCCGCAGCCCGGCCCAGCCACCACTGTGCAATCTTGGCGCGCCGGCGAAAGCCAGCGCCGGCACCTGCCGGGAATGTCCGGAAAGCCCGACCATGCCGCCGGCATGCGACACGGCCGCCGTGACATTGCCGCCGCCCCAGGGGCCAAATGCGCTGGAGAGCGCATCGGCGATGGGCCCGAGCACGGCATTGCGGAACTGCAGCACGGCGAGGTCCTCGAGGATCGAGGCCACCAGCCCCTTGAAGTCGAGCTTGCCGGTCTTCACGAAGGCCCGGAATGCGGTCTCCGCCGAGCGAAACGCGCCCACCAGGCTCTCGCCCAAGCCCTTGCCCCACTCCTTCGCGTCGCGGGCGTAATCGGCGAGCGCGGCGGAGACAGCGCGCCAGCCGGTGGCGGCATGATTCGCCCCGGCTGAAGCGTCAGCACCCGCCTGAAGCGCGGCCCCGCCTGCGCGGTTGGCCTGCTCCTCCGTCTCTTCCAGCGCATCGGTCACAAGGCGGGCGGCGCCTTCGGCTTCCGTCAGCGCATCAGCACCATCACTGCCCGCCGTGGTCACCGCATCCGTCAGCGCCTGCCAACTGGCGAGCGGCGCTGTTGCTCCGCGCGCGAGATCCTCGGCGGCCTCGCGATAGGCGTTGGCGCTGCCCAGCGCCTCGGTCGCGATCGCCCCGAGACCGAGGTTGGGGACAGCGAGGAGGTTCGTCTCGAACCCGCGGGCGAAGCCCTCGGCCGCGCGCCCGCCGATGTCGACGGCCTCAGGGACCACCGCCATCCAGTCGCCGAGATCGGGCGGCGCGATCGCCCATTCGGGGCGCCGACCGCCCAGGGTGAGGAGCGTGTTGATCGCCTCGGTGACGCCCGCGAGACCCGACTGCATCGCCTCGATCAGCGTGTTCATGGCGAGCGCGCCGATGCGGGCGAATACGTCCGGCAGCGCGTTCCACACCGCCTGCACCGCGTAGAACGTGCCCTGGAAGGTGTTCACCGCCGTATTGCCGAAGCCGACCACATTCTCGATCGCCGAGGCCATGGCGCCGGCGGCGTCCGACTTGATGTCGAAGAACATCGCCGTGGCCTGCGCCCCCGCCGCCGCGGCACCGAGCCCGATCCGGTCCCAGACCTCGACCGCGACATCCCTCAGAAGCCCCATCGCCGCCCCGAACCCGCCCGCGCCGCGCGCGAGCTGGCCGAATTGGTAGATCAACTCGCCCGCCCCCACGATCAGCGCCCCGATCCCGGTGCGGATGAGGGCGCCGCGCAGGAGCGTCAGCGCACCCGAGAGCGTGAGCGTCGCGACACGGGCCGCGACGAAGGCCGCAACCCAGCGCCCGGCCATGACGCCCGCGACGGCAATGGCGATGGCCGCCAGCCGCTCGAGATTGTCGGCAAGGCCGATCAGCGCCCCCGTCACCGTGGCGGAGGTGCCAGCCATCCGGTCCCAGGTCCCGACCAGTTGCAGGGCCGCGTTCCCGATCAGCGTGAAGGCATCGCCGATGGTGGCCGGCATGCTGTCTGCCTCGGCGCGGAGTTGCTCGAGATTGCCGATGAGCGCCCGGCGGATCACATTGCCGGTGATCGCGCCCTGCTGGCCGAGGCCGCGCAGGCCCGAGACGGTGGTGCCAAGCTCGGCCGCGAGCAACTCGGCCACCCGACCGCCCGAGGCGATCACGGTGTTGAGTTCATCCCCCGACAGTCGGCCGAGCGCCATCGCCTTCGAGAGCGCGCCCTGCACCGAGGCCGCGCGCTCGGCCTTGGCCCCCGAGACAACGAGTGCGTTGTTCAGCGCTTCGGTGAAGTCGAGCGTCTCGGCCGTGGAGAGGCCGAGTTCTCGCAGCGCGGTCGCGTTGGCCAGATAGCTCTCGACCGTCAGATCGAGGCTCGAATATGTCCGCCGCGCGACGGCCGCGAGCCGGTCCATGACGGCCGCGCCCTCGCCCTGCGCCCGCGTCGCAAGGGCGACCCGCGCGCCGAGGTCGGTCCAGCGGTCGGTCATCGCGACGATCTCGCGCAGGCCGAAGGCTGTCGTCACGAGCCCCGCGAGGCGGCGCAGCGCGACCGCGGCAAGATCGACCTCGCGCGTGATCGCGCGAAACCCCGACTGCCCGGCCTCGCCGATCCCCTGCAACTCCGCCCGCACCCGCCGCCCGCCCTCGGCGACCAGCCGGACAGAAACCTGTTTGGTGGCCATGGGATCAGGGTCCTTGATTCATGTATCACGTCGTGATACACGGGCATCATGATCATGAGCACCCGCGGAAAGCTCGCCGAGCAGGCCATGACGGGCCAGTTCGGCAAGGGGTTCCCCGCCGATCTGGTGAAACGAACGCGCGCAATGCTCTCGGCGCTGGATGCGGCGCATGTTCTTGAGGATCTGCGCTTTCCGCCGGGCAACCATCTGGAGGCGCTGAGTGGTGACCGGGCGGGCCAGCATTCGGTCCGCATCAATGGCCAATGGCGCATCTGCTTTGTCTGGACCGATCAGGGCCCAGCTGACGTCGAAATCGTGGATTACCACTGAAAGGAGCCGCCATGAGCCTGCTGACCCAACCGTCCCACCCCGGCGAGGTGCTCGCTGAGCTCTATCTTGCGCCTTTGGGGATGAAGGCGCCGACGCTGGCCAGGCAATTGCAGGTCCCCCGCACGCGGATCGAGCGTCTGGTCAAGGGTGAGACAGCGCTCACGGCGGACACGGCCATGCGCCTCGCCGCCTTCTTCCAGACCACGCCCGAATACTGGATGAACCTGCAGCGGGCCTGGGATCTGGCCCGCGCGCGCGAGACCGTCGACGTATCAGGCATTCAGCCGCTCCACGCTGCCTGATCGTACCTCTTCGTTGACATCGCGCTCCATCACCGCCCCTCCCTGCAGCGCGGCGCTTTCGGGCGAGCGTACCTCTAGCCTTGCAGTGCAGCACCTGAAGTCGTACTTTCCTTAGATCGATGAGTTGCAGGTATGATGATGGCCGAGACAGCGACCCTCTCGACGAAGTTCCAAATCTCGATCCCCAAGGCGATCCGGGCGCCCCGGCGGTGGGACGCGGGCCTGACCTTCGCCTTCATACCGAAGGGAACCGGAGTTCTACTGGTGCCGATCCCCAAGCGCGAGACGCTGAAGGGCATCGCCCGCGGCGCCGATCCACGCGACGTCCGCGATCGCTCGGACCGCGCCTGATGGTCCTGATCGATACATCAGCCTGGATCGAATGGCTTATGGGAACGCCCACAGGTGAGCGCCTCGCGCCGCTTCTGCCCGAGCAGGCCGCCTGGGTGGTGCCTACGATGGTCCAACTCGAGTTGTGCAAATGGCTAACCCGCGAAGTGGGCGAGGAAAAGGCCGATCAGGTGATCGCGTTCACGCAACTTTGCCGCGTCGTCGATCTCGACACCGCGACTGCACTTGGAGCCGCCGAGGCGTCGCGCACGCACGGCCTCGCAACTGCTGATGCGATCATCTACGCGACAGCGACCGCAGAGGGCGCGGAACTCGTCACCTGCGACGGGCATTTTGACGGGCTGCCGGGCGTAACCTTCGTCGCGAAGGTACGCGCGTGAGATCGGCGCTTGCTGCTCACGGATCATGATTCCCTGCCATCTTGACGGGGTGCGGTCGCGTTAGCCTCTGCGCGTTACCCATCCCGGCGCTCCGCGCTGCCTGATCGCACCTCTTCGTTGACCTTGCGCACCATCGCCGCCTCAACGGTGGGGAGGAGTTCGGCGATGGCGAGGGAGGGGATGCCGAGCGCCGCGCCCAAGTGCAGCGCGGCGCCCATGTCCCAGCCGATGACGGCGGAACCTGACACCCGCAGCTGCCCCCCGAGGCGCTGGACCAGATCCCAGACCTGCCAGCCTTCGAGGCTTTGCGGGGCGTTCAACCGCGACGGGCAGTCCGGGCAGTCTTGCGGGCAGGCTTGGCAGTAGTCGCCGCCCCCGCTGAATTCCCACTCGGCAAGGGCGGTGAGGCGTTTTTTTCCGCCTCGAGGATCATGGCGCGGGCGACATAACGGGTCTGGAACGCCTCGAAGATCGGCCAGATGTCGAGGAGCGCGTCGACCCCCTCAGCGCTCACCGGAACCGGAAAGCCGTTTGCGTCCCCGACACCTTTCCAGTCCCTGATGGAGACGCGGGCGACGGCCTTGGCCAGGGCAAGTGCGATGCCATCGGTGTCGGGCGCCGCGTCGGAGGGGTCCGCGCCCGCGGGGTCTGGGATCAGCCCCTGCGCCTCCTTGCGCGCGGCCATCATCAGCGCCGTGGTCATGGGGGCGGCCAGGATCTCGACGCCATGGCCGAGATCGAGCCATTGCGCCTCTTGGGTGAGGTTCAGCCGCAGCATCTCAGTACGCCTCCCGTGCGTTGATGAGCGTGACCGTGCACATGCGACCGAGGCCTGGGTCACGCGCCGCCTGCCAGTCGAAGGTCGCCTGCACGCCTTGCGGCCCCGCAATCTCGATCCGGGGACGCGGCAAATAGACGGCGTGGGCCGTGAGCGTCAGGCTCTCGCCCGAAGGTAGCGCATAGGCGAACTCGAGCGTGCAGGCCTCGCCGTTGATGGCCTGGGTCACCAGCGCCTGGTCGGCAAAGCGCACCACGATATTGCCGGTGAGCGCGGCGATCGACGGATCGGCCCCTTCGATCTTGCCGTCCGAGCGGATCGTCTCCACCCGGTCGAGGCTGTTCGTATAGGTGATGTCGGCTGACACCACGTTACCGATGTTCGCACCATTGCGGGTCACCGCGCCGTTGAAGTACCCGAACCGTCTGAGCGCCAGCTCGGCTGGCGTGCCGGCCGCCGACGCCGTGGCCACACTCTCGCCCTGCGCGATGATCCGCGCGGTCGCGGTCAGGAGCCCCGAGCGGCCCATCTGCCAACTGATGCTGTCGAGCTTACAGCCGGCATAGATCGCATAGCGGGGTACCTCCGGCATCCCGGTCTCGATCGCAAAGGACGGCAGGGTCCAGTTGCCCGACTGGAAGCTATGGGTGAAGGCCGGCTCAGACCCGGTCGTCACGGGCGCCCCGAAGGCCGCCTTCAGCCAGAAGCCGAATGCCTCGGCATCGATCGGGACGACGACATCGCCATCCGCCGTCAGCGCATCCTTGATGGGCGCCAGCGGATCGCGGCCATAGCCCAGAAGCTCCGAGGCCAAGAGCGGCTGCTCGGCCCCGAGCGTCGTGCTCGCAAAGGGCATGCGCGTGAAGCCGCTCGCGGGCGGCGTGCCATAGGTCGTCTCGAACGCCAGCGCCATCTGCGCCCGCGCCCCCTGGGCTCGTGCCATAGTTTGTCTCCGTAAAAGTCAGGTGGTCAGGCCAGCGCGTCGCTGGTGGCGTAATGCAGCACGATCGGCACGATCGCCGCCTTGATGGCCGCTCCGCCCTCGACTGGCAGATCGACGGGCTCCGGCGCCTCCGCCTCGACCCAGTCGCAGCGGCCACGCAGGGTGCGATCGGCGGCGATGGCCGCCCCGATCCGCCCGATCAGCCGGTCGAAGCGCGCGTCGCGGTCCTCGCCGGTCTGCACGATCACCTCGAGTTCGGCACGGTGCTGGTAGTGATACACGAGCGGCGAGAGCGTGACGCCGGGCTCGCCGGGGTTCCCGTCGCGCAGGATCATGAGGCCCGAGGGCGGGATGCGTTCCGGCAGAACCTCGCCGCGCAGGAGCGGCACATGCGGCACCGTGCGCAAGAGGTCCGCCAAGGCGGTCAGGATGGTCTCGCGGGGTGTCATCGGGTCTATCTTTCCACCCAATTGGCCACGATCGCGCCGGGGATTCGCTCCTGAACGGCCCTGGCATCGCGCGCGAGATCGAGCCGCTTGCGCAACTTGACCTGCGGCACGAGCAGGAAGATCGGCACGCTGGCCGCCCCGCGCCCGGTCTTCGAGCGCGACGCCACACCAAGGCCCCGGCTGTTCACGCGACCGTCGGCGACGAGGAGGCTCGGGCCGCGTGGGCGATAGACGAAGCGCAGCCGCAGCCCGCGGCGGCGTTCCCACTCGGCGGGGCTGAGGCGTTTGCCGCCGCTGCCCCTGCCGGCCGCCGGGGTCGGGATCGCGAGCCAGAAGCCCGACCGCGACCGGATCAGCGCGCCCTCATCATGCGCGCCCACGATCGTCGGCGCCTTCGACCAGACGAGGGCCGCGGCGTTGAGGCTGGGTCGCGCCTTGGGATAGCTCTCCGAACGGATGGTGCGGGCAAGCCGGGCCCCGAGCCCCGCGCCCATGATCTGCGCGCGCCAGGCCGCCTTGAGCCCGGCCCCGGCCGAGCGGATGGCGGCCGTGACCGCGCGCTCGCCTGCCGCGGCCTCGGCCGCCATCAGCCGCGCAATGTCGCCCGCGATCTCCATGCGGATCATCCCGGCGCCCTCGCGCTATGAAGCCGGATCTGCATGCGGGTCGGGCCACCAGGGCAAGAGCTCCACCGTCCAGACGAGGCGCTCCCGATCCCGTTGCGGCGCGCCCTGCACGACGAAGATCTCGCCCGCGATCTCGAAGCGGTCACCCGCGGCAAGCTCGGGGCAGTCGGAAACCCGCACATCGAGCACCACGCTGTCGCTCACAAGCCGCGCCGCCCCGAACTCGACCATGCGGTCCGGACTGCGGCGCATCACCTGAACGCTGCGCTCCACCCCGACGCCCGCCTGATGGTAGAGCGCCGGGGTGGAAAGGTTCGGATCCGCGAAGAGGGCCTCAACCGCGTCGGCGAAGGCCGCCATCACGTCCGCCGCGCCGAACGCAGCACCTGCGGGCGGGTGCAGATCGGGAGCGGGTTCGACTCGATCTCGAGGCGCACCCATTCGTCGCGGTCGCGGTCGGGGATCATGCGCGCGTAGAGCGGCAGGCCGAGCGTGTTCACCGTCTCAAAGGTGTCGGCCGGGGCGAAGTATATCTCGAAGAGGCCCTCGATGCCCTGAGGGTAGAAATACGCCTTGTCGGTCGGCACGCCCACGGTCGTGTTCCCGCCGTAGCGGCGGAAGGTGATGCCCGCGAAGGTGAACTCGTCCACGACCCGGCCGCGCAACTCGTTCGCCGCTGCCGTGTTGAGGTAGGTCTCGCGGATTTCCTTGTGGGCGACGAGATCGGCGAAGAAGGCCGAACCGCATTCGGCGCGCAACTGCACCGGCCCGATGGCAAGCCCGCCGAGGCTGTCCTCGACGCTCTCGATCAGCGCCTGGCAGCGTTTGCGCAGAGCGCCCGAGGCGGGCGTCGCATTGTCGAGGTCGAAGTCGATCTCGGCCGCGGGCGTGATCGCGAACTCGCTCGCGTAATCGATGACCGTCGCCCCGTCGCGGGGATCCTTCACCAGCCCCTGGATCGCGTTCAGGAGGTGGTATTCGAAGGTGAACTCTGCATCCGAGCGCAGGCGCTGCATGCGCCGCGCCACTTCGGCCTGCGCCTGCTGGGCCGAGCTTTCGGACCCGAAGTCGCGCAGGGCCTGGATCTCGGAGGCCCAGAGTACATCCTGCTTCTTGAACTGCCGGCAGACGAAGGCGCGGACCTGCCGCCGCTCGGGGCTCTGGTTGTCGTAGCCCGCGCCGCGTTCCGAGAAGGGGATGAGGGCGAGCGTGCCGTCGCGGCTTTCGATGATGACGCTGCGCGTGCGCACGCCCCTGCTGCCGAAGAGTCCCGAGCCCGAAAGGGTCGCGGGGCGGAAGGGGATGTTCTCGAGCGCGCGCGTCAGTTCGACGAGCGAGAAGGCATCGCTCTCGAAGATGTCCATGGTTGCCATGGGGATGTCCTTTCGATGGAGGGATCAGCGCAGCACGATGCCGAGCGCGGCAAGGGCAGCGGTTGCGGCGGCGATCTGGGGTTCGGTCGCGCCGGTCGGAAAGGCGATCTCGTGGCGGTTCACGATCGCGGGGCCGCGCAGCACGACGACGCCCGGGGCATCGGCGGCAGTCGCATCGACCCCGTCCCAGAGGATCGCGGCCGCGTTCTGGCTGCCGTTGGAGGCCCCGGGGGAGAGCACGGTGAACTTGCCGCCCGTGGTGATCTTGCCCAGCACCGTGCCGGGTTCGAGCTTGCCTGCGCCCGAGGCGATGGTGACGGTTTCACGGGTGTAGTCGCGCGAGCCTTCCCAGACGAGGAAGCCGCCTGCGTGTCTGCCTTCGGTCAATGTGGGCATGGGGGATCATCCTTTCTGTCGGAAGGTGCGGGCGATCACGTCGCCCCAGGGGTTGACGGGGGCCGCCCGGCCGGGTTGGGCATGGGCGGCGCTGATCTCGGGCGCGGTCTCGGCCCTGAGGGCGAGGAGGCGGTTGCGCACCGCATCGAGGTCCGCGCCCTCCTCGAGGAAGCGCCCGGCCATCTGCGGCTGCCCCGCGAGGCGGCAGAGGTCGATCACCGCGCGCGCATGGGCGATGGCCTCAGCCCGGATGCCATTTGCATCGAGCCCGGTGTTTGCGGCGGCAACACGGCGCTCGGACGGGATCGATGGGTGGGTGTGACCGACGGAAACACCCTCGCCTTGCCCAGTCGGTGCCGATGGATCCTCTGATGCCTTGGTGGTGTCGCCCGAAGTGATGTTGTCGTTCGCAACATCACTTTCGGGCGCAGCCGTCGGGGGTGCCTCCGCCGTCTGGTCCGGATCGCCTTCAAGACCGTCGGTGGCGGCGACGGTTGCCGCGACGTCCTCGAGCAGCGCAGGCGGTGCGTTGCGGAAGCGCGCGATGTCGAAGCTCGCCGCAATCCGCACCGGCTCGATCATGCGCGTGGCAAGCCCCGCCTCAAGGGCCGCCTGCGCATCGAACCAGGTCTCGGCCGCCATCAGGGCCGCGATTTCCTCTTCGGTGCGTCCGGACCTTGCCGCATAGCCGCGGACCATGCCGCCTGCGATCTTGTCCATGGTGTCGGCCATCTCGCGCATGTCGGCGGCGGTGCCCATCACGAGCCCCGAGGGGTCGTGGATCATCAGAAAGGCATTCTCGGGCATGACGATCTCATCGCCCGCCATGGCGATGTAGGAGGCGGCCGAGGCGGCCACGCCGTCGATCCATACGGTGATCGTGCCGTCATGCCGCTGGAGCGCGTTGTAGATCGCCACGGCGTCGAAGACCGAGCCGCCTGGACTGTTTAGGCGCAGATCGATGGGCACCCCGTCCGGCAGTGCGCCGAGTTCCGCGAGGAACCCCTTGGCGCTGACGCCATAGGCGCCGATCTCGTCATAGATCAGCACTTCCGCGCCCGGGGCACGGGCACGGATCGTGTACCAGTTCTTCATCCTGTCACTCCTGTTCGGATTGCGCGGCCGCGTCAGATCCATCGGTTTCCGGGTCGGGTAGACTTGAAGGCGTTGCCCGCGCGCCTTGCGTCTCGCCGGGGCTTGTCCGGTAGCGGAGGCCCAGATCGGCCGACCGCTTGGCATCAGCCGCGTTCTCGCGGTCGACCTCCTCGACGTCGTAGCCGGTGGCCTCGACCACCTTGCGGCGCGAGGTGATCCCCGCCTCCATAGCCAGCACCTGCGCCTGGATATCCTTCAGCGGATCGACCCAGTCCCAGCGCGGCGGGATCCATTGCGCGGCCCGGAACCGGCCGGGTGCGGCAGCGAACCCGGGCAGATCGAGCGCGCCCGACAGCGCCGCGGTTTCCATCCAGCGCGCCCAGACGGGGCGGCAGAACTGGTGGACAATCACGCCATGCTGCAATTGGCCGATGCGGCGGCGGAACTCCACGAGTTCGGCCCGTAGGCTCGAGTAGTTCGCCTGCCGGACATCGCCGGTCACGAGGTGGTAGGGCAGTCCCAGCGAGGCCGAGACCGCGAGCAACGTGCGATACTGGAACGCCTCGTAGCCCCCGCCCACATCGGCCGGGCTCGAGAACTTCACGTCCTCTCCCGGCAGCAGCACCTGCATGGTGCCGGGCTCGAGGCTCGCAATCGCGGCACCCTCGGTATCGGCCGCGCCTTCACCCATCATCGGCTCTTCCGGCGCGGTCTTGGTGATGAAGCCCGCGAACATCGCCGCGGTCTTCTTCCGGTCGAGTTCGGCGTCGTCATACTGATCGAGCAGGAAGAGCCGCACCATGGCGGGTGCTACATGCGGCAGGCCCCGGATCTGGCCCGCATCGATGGGGCGGTAGATGTGCAGAACGTCCTCGGCCGGGACGCGGACAGTATCCGGCACCGCCACTCGCTGGTCCGTGCTGTCGCCCGGGTGGCGGCGGCGGAAGTGATAGGCGACGCGCCGCCCGATCCCGTCGAACTCGATCCCGCAGCGGATGCGGTTGCCGTTGGCGGCTGTCTCGGCCTTCTCGAAGGGCAGCATCTCGGACTGCAGGAGCTGCAACTGCATGGGCACCATCAGACCGTCTTCGGCGCGTCGGGGACGCAGCCGGACAAAACACTCGCCTGCCACGAACATCTCGCGCGCGACCATGGCCTGCAGCCCGTAGAAGTCGGTGAGCCCGTCCGCGTCGGCCTCGTCCGTCCAGGCGAGCCAAAGACGCTGGACCCGATCGCGCAGGCCCGCATCCTCGATGAGCGAGGACGGCTTGATCCCGTCGCCGACGAGGTTTGCCGCGAAGGCCTCGCAGGCATTGGCGGCATAGCCGTTCGTCACCACCAGTTCGCGGGACCGCGCGAGCAGCCGCGGGCCGCCCGCAGCGACCAGCGCGTTGATGTTCTCCAAGGGCGGGTTCCAGCCCTTGAGCCGGCGCTTCGCCATCGCCCCTTCGAGCCGCGCGCGCAGTCCGGAGGGACCGTGGCTCCGGGGGAGCCGCGTAAGCCCGGAGGACGCAGGGCCGCCAGCGCTCCGAGGACGAAAGAGATCAATTATCCGCATCGCGTCAGAGCCCCTTGGCCGTCGTCACCCGAACCTGCCGCACGATCCGCCGCCCTTCGGCCGCCGCGATGTCGCGATCCAACGCCTCGATGCCCCGGTCGATCTCGGCGACCGAGCGATACTCCACCGTCTTGCCGTCATAACTCACCCGCGCCACGCCCGAGGCGCGCTGCGCAGAGAGCGCCTCGCGGCGGGCGCGGAGGTCGGTGATCGTCAGCATGGTGCCCCCATTGCGCCATTGACTTATGTGCCAATGGCGCACATATGACGTCATGGCCATCATCACGGTTGCCGAAACACCCGAGTTCCAGCGCCGCGCTCGTGCGCCCTTGAGCGATGACGAACGCATGGCGCTCATCGACTATGTGGCGCGCAACCCGATGGCAGGCGTGCCCATCGGTAGCGGTGTCAGGAAGTTCCGATTTTTCTGATCACCATCTTCGCGAAGAACGAGAAGGCCAACCTGACCAAGGCAGAAACGGAAACGGTCAAGACCCTCGGCAGAATGCTGGCCGACAGCTATAGGAGCGCAAGATGAGCGACACATTCAAGAGCATCGAGCAGGGCCTGAAGGAGGCGCTTGCCCATGCACGGGGCGACAAGAAGGTCACGATCCACGAGATCGAGATCCCGGAAGCGGACGTTCGGGCCATTCGGGTGCGCACCGGGCTGTCGCAGGCCGAGTTTGCCCGGAGCATCGGCGTGAAGAAGTCGACGATCCTGAATTGGGAACAGCATCGGCGTTCGCCGGAGGGGCCGGCGCGTGTCTTGCTCGCGTTGATCGACAAGGATCCGGGTATCGTTCAGCGCACGCTCGCCGGCTGAGCATCACCCCATGTAACTCGACCGCACCGTCCGCCGCCGAGCGGATGGGCGCGTGGAAGCCGCCCCACCCTTGGCTGGGGCAGGCGCCAAGGCGCCGGTTTCCACCGCGATGGACCGCTCCATCTCCTCCCAGCGCGCCTCAGACCATCGGTCTGCCCCGAGGATCCATGCGGCAGCGCGCGCATAGACGCGGGCGTCGAGCGCCTCGTTCCTCTCGCGCAGCTTCTGCCATTCGAGCTTGGCAAAGCCGCGCTTGTTCTTGACCGTGACGAGCTGCTCGGCCGTCAGCTGTTTCAACCATTCAGCGTCGACCCAGCCCGGCAGATGGAGAAAGCCGGGAGGGAAACTCTCCCCACCCGCCGGGCTGGCTTCCGGCGGCTCGAGCCGCAGGAAACGATAGGTCTCGGCTTTGAACGTCGAGGTCGCCACCGACCACAGACGCGCGCCGCGACGCAAACGCTTGCCCCCCACCGTGGCATCGACAAATGTCGGCCCCGTGACAGGGCTTGCGCGGTTGAAGCCTTCGAGCCCCTTGATCGGGGCCACCTGTCCAAAGCCCACCTGCCGCGCCCAGGCGTAGACGGCGGCCGTCTCGTAGCCCGTGTCGATTGCGAGCCGCGCAATCGTCATCGGCGTGCCACTGGCGTGGGCCCAGGTCCGGCCCAGGAGGTCGGTCAGTTTCTGCCAGCACGCCTGCTCGCCCGGACCACCGTCGATGACGATGTGATCGATGAGCCAGCTTTGCAGGCCCTTGCCCCAGGCCCAGACATCAACCTCGATCCGATCCTTCTGCACGTCGGCCCCAGCGGTCAGGAACAGCCCGCCCGCCGGCACCGTGCCCGCGCGCCAATCCTCCTTCAGCCCCTGCAACCGCTGCCAGTCCGGGGCCTCGCCGCTTTCCATCCAGGTCTCGCCCAGCGAGGTGTTGACGAAGGTCTTCATCGTCTCGTCCCCGCCAGCGCGCGCCGACAGGAACGCCTTGGCCATGGCCTCGAGCCGCACCCAGGGCGAGTAGATCTCGTTCAGATGGAACCCTGCCGTCCCGTTGAACGGCGCGTCCGCGATCCAGCGTCCCTTCGAGACTGCAGCCCAGCGGGTCTCATCCTTCCAGGCGGCGTCGCAGTCCGCGCAGTGGTAGCGCGCGGTTTCGGGGCGATGGCCGCCGCTCTCATCCTTGTCCCATTTGACCTGCCCCCAGATCAGCACCTGTTCCGAGCCACATGCGGGGCACGGCACCCAGAAACGGCGCTGGTCGCTCTCCTCGAATGCCGCCTCGATCCGGCTGGCGCCCTTGTTCGTCGGCGTCGAGACCAGCACGATCTTGCGGTTCCAGAATGTCACCGTCCGCTTCTTGGCGAGGTTGACCGGGTCGCCCTCGGCCCCCGCGCTGAACGGATAGCGGTCGACCTCGTCGCAGAGGAGCAAGCGGATCGGTCGGCTTGCCAGCCCCGAGGGCGCGTTGGCGCCCACGATCGTCAGATGCCCGCCCGGAAACCGCTTGTGCAGGATCTTGTTATTGCCGTCCCTCGACCTGGGATCGGCGATCTTGCCCTGCAGGCAGGGCGTGTCCCGCGCCATCGGCGAAAAGCGGTCCTTCGACCAGGTTTCCGCGTCGCGCTCGGTGGGCATCACCACCATGATCGGCGCCGGATCGTGGTCGATATGGTAGCCGACCATGTTGAGGATCGACTCCGACTTACCGATTTGACTGCTCGACATGATCACGACGGTTTCGGCCGCCGGATCCGAGATCGCATCCATGATCCCGCGCTGGTATTCCGCGCGGCTCGTGCGCCATTGGCCAGGCTCGGCGCTGGCCTCAGAGCTCAGCCGCCGGTTTTGGTCTGCCCAGTCGCTGATCGTCAGATCCGGGGGCGGCTTCAGCACCGCCAGTGCCTTGGCCACCGTCCGCTTCAGTATCGCTGACCCCTGCAAGGTCAATGTCGGCTTCGAGTTCAATGTCTGGCTGCGCGAGATCATCGAGCACCTCGCGGATGGCGGCGCGGATCAGGTTCCGGGTGTCTCCGACGGTTGATTGTTCAAAGGCCTGCGGGGCCAGCCGGTCAGGCAGGGCCAGCAGACGGGTGCGCAAGAGCGCCAACACCGCGATCCAAGCCGCCTCGATCTGGTCGGCCGCGATCAGGGAACGGCGCCTTTCCTCGGCCTCCATCTCGGCGAGGTCGGCCCGCGCCCGGATGAAGCGCGCGCGTTCCGCTGCATAGTCTGGCGCACCCGCCTGGGCCTTCAGCGCCTGATCGCGCAGGTAGCGGACATAGCCGCGCACGGAGCCGACCAGGTCATATTGGCCGCGTTCGGCCTTCGGGATCACGC